AAGGACATTGGACTTTAGAACTCGCTTGTATCCAACCAGTCAAGATATACCCTGGCATGAAGATAGCCCAAATCTGCTATCATGACATTAGCGAAATGCCTTACACCGATTACGCATCAAAAGCCGATGCAAAGTATAAAAATCAGGGAAGCGATCCTGTAGCCTCAAAGAACTATTTAAATAAATAGCCATGACCGACGAGGAAAAAAAAGCTCGGAAATCGGAGTATATGAAAAAATATTACCAAAACATGAATGATTATCAAAGGGAAAAAATAAGGCTTAAAAATTTAGAAAACAAAAAAAGGAGATACGAGGAGAATAAAACGAAGTGTAAGAATAAAAATTACGACAAATACAAGGCGTATTATTACAAAAACATTGAAAAAATTAAGGCTTATCAAGCCGAATATCGTAAAAAACAAAAAGAAAAAAAAGAATCATGCTAACAGAAAATGAAAAACAAAAATTGATTAAGGATTTGGCTCTCATCATTGTAGCCGCTGGAGGGTTGTTAACTCTTGCTTATGCCATTTACTTTATTATTGACACTTTAAAAAAATGGTACTGATGTATTGGGAAATAAAATGGAAGTCAGGCAGAATAATCACCAACGCTCCGACAGTTGAAGAAGCGATAGAAAATTTTAAGAAGCTAAGAATTGAGGTACCGGATAAAGAAATTTCCATTAGTAAGTTTAATAAGTAATTAGTTGTTAAAAGTGTTGTTTTTAATCCCATATCTTTCGGTATGGGATTTTTTTTTAAATAAATACATAAATATTTTTTTATATAATTATTTATACATATTTTTACAAAAGAAACAAAAAAACATTTTTATTATCACTAAATTTTAACAAAATGGAAAAGCAAATTTACACCGTCATGTACTTCGGCAACGCTAAAATCTATCAAGATTTATGCGAAGAAGTATCTGCCTATTCTAAGCGTCATGCTGTTGAAAAGGTTTATTCAAAAATGCGAAATGAAGATTATTTCCCAGAAGAAGATTTTACTTGGGGAGGGCTTGTTAAGGATTGCGACGGAAATGTTATTGCAGATGCCAACGATGAAAGTATCGAGTATGATGGAGGTCATTTTTACGCGGAACTAAAAATAGTTGAATAATGAAAGAGCCAATAATCGAGACTTATGTCCCACAAAATAAACGGCTGCCATATCAAATAGCTGGAGCCGTTGGAGTTGCTTTTGTTATTGGGTTGATTTATTCACCAATCAACACCCAATACAATTATACTTCATTTATTCCCATCATTCAGCGCGATACTGTTTACGTTCACAAAATTACGTCGTTAACCATTCAAGGTAAGGACGAAAAAAAAGAAGTTGATGAAAGCGCCTACGGATCTCGTTCATACGGATGGGAGGTGCGAAAGTTATCAGGCGAACAACTTAGGCAAACATTGGAAGGTAGAGGCTTCAGGAATTTAAAAGGAGTTGACAGGTCTAAGCTTCGTCGCATTTACCTTGCTTACTGCTATGAGTCAATGTTGATGAACGTTCATGTTCTTACCGATTTCCCTATTTCAATGATTTATAGCTTCTTTATCATTGAGGCAACCTCGCAGGGAGTTGAAACTGAATTGTGGCGCAAGCATGCCAATGCTGGAGGAGTTAAGGCCCTTAAAGGTCACGACTATGTGACATACAGAACAAGGGAAGTTGTCCGAGGAAGAAACAAATACATCAGGGCTAAATTTATGAGTGCTGAAACCACCGAAGAAGGTATGAACCTTTGGGCTGGTGTTCTTAACTCTGGAAGATACGCGGCTTGTAAAAAGGCAAATTACAAAATCAAAGGAATAAAGTTGTACGAATCCATTTGTAAATGCGTGTACAAATCAGGGTATCACACCGATACTGATTACAAATTTAGAGCGTCATTAATGGCGGAGTACTGGCAGATTAAAAGGGATAATTTTCCTTTGAAGAAAGAATACAATCAATTTTAAACCAAAAAACCAAAAAACAAATGGAAAAAAACTTTACGAATACACAATTCAAATGGACATTTGAAAGCATATCGGATAACATTCCTACAATCATGCTAATAACTATCCTTTTGACGTATGGCATAAACGCCTACCTGACTGCGATATTTTTACCCTTAGATTTTTGGTTAGCTATTATAGCAGCCTCTATATTGCAATTAGGACGCTTTGCCGTCGTTTTCATGGACTTTTTAAATCCAACTAAAGGTAGAAGTACTTACCCACCTAAAATAGCATTAGGAGCGACGATTGTGGCTTTAATTGAAATATTCTTTGGATTGCAGGAACATTACGAAGGAGGGGAATATATAACTATGTTTTTATTTGTTGGAACTATCATTGTTTTTGGCTATCTTTTAGAAATTAACTTTGTAGATAAAGGAGTTGAGGCATACGGTATCAATGAGCCAAAAATTATAAAAAGAAAAAGGCGTAAAATCATTGTTAAGAATGACAATGAAGAAGCACCTAAGAATTTTAAAAGAAATATTACTTCATTTCAATTATCAATGTTTTAATTATGGAAAAAGAATTTGTAAGTTATGAAATTGCTTTAAAACTTAAAGAACTTGGATATAATGAGCCTTGTCTTACATATTATTATGAACTTACTAGTAACCTAAGAACACATTTAGCAATTGACGTACGTAATGCCTGGACGTACTCGGGAAATAAAAAATTAGGATTTACTTTAGCGCCATTATACCAGCAAGTATTTAAATGGCTTAGAAATAAGTATGGTATAGATTTTAGTATCAATACGACTTATTCTAAGTATAATGAAAATACAATTAAACAATATAGTGGAGTTATTGATACTAAAACTATGTATACCAATGTCGGTTTTTACGACAACTACGAAGAAGCTCAACTTGCAGGCTTGCAAAAAATGATTGAAATAATTAAAAACAAATGAGAACATACATAGGGGTTGACCCAGCAATAAGATTAAACGGAATGGCAGCCTGTTTTATTAAGCCAAACAAAGAGGTTGAATTTAAAAAATACAAAAGGTTTGTAGATTTTTTGGAAGATTCTTTTTACTGGCATATGGATTATCCAAACGCTGTTGTTTTAGTGGAAGATAGTAGCCTTCAAAATGTAACTTTTAACTCTTCCATTAACCGCGCGATCCTTTCTCGAATGTCCCGAAATGTAGGCATGAACCAAGCTGCTTCGCGAATAGCCTACGAATGGATTAAAGAAAATGGTTGCGAAGCCTACAATATTTCCCCAGAACAAAAGGGGAAAAAATGGGGAAAGGAAATATTTATGAAAGTCTTTCAAAATGAAGGCTACAAATTTGAACCAAATTTTAAAACAGCCAAAATAAGTCAGGACGAAATAGATTGTTTTACTCTTGCTTTAAAGGCTAAAAATTATCAAAAACATGAAAACAAATGGAAATGAACCAGCTTTTTCAAAAGCAGCTTATAATGATCCTTATTTTGGTCTTGATGCATCGAACGAAGGATTAACTAAACGTGAATATTTTGCAGCTATTGCAATGCAAGGAATAATAACTAATAAGGATGGACTTGATATTAAAATTGAATACATTGTTGAAAGTGCGGTTGATGTAGCAGATGCTTTGATTGAAGAACTAAACAAAACAAAGACGAATGAAAAAAAATAATGAAATGATAGATGGCATTAGTGTTGCTACATGGAAAGAAATTGAAAAAATTTCTAAGCAATATCCTAAACCTGTCAGATATGCTGAAGGTACGGTAGCAAAATTAACTATCCTTAAATTTTATCTTGAGCCTTTAATGAAAGATGAAAGGCCACCAATGCAAATGATGGAACCTGGAAGAATGATTACGATAGCGTACAAATTTTATAAAGAGTCCGACGGTGATAATATTAGAAATTTAGCGTTAACTTTAATTAATAAATTTATAAATTAGGTTGATTACATTTTGTTAATTAGTGGTAATATCGGGGTGACATTTGCGTCGCCCCTTTTTTTATTTAAGCATTTAGTGAACCTATTTTTTCTATATAATTACCAACCGCCCTAGCATGGCACAAAGCTATATTTTTTTGAAAGTCTGAATCAAACATTAATTTAGCATCATGGTAATTGGTAAAGAAACCGTTTTCAGACAAAACTGAAGGCATATTGGTTTGAGTTAAAACGTAAAATCTATCTTCTTTATCATGATCGCCGTCGGTTAAATCTGCCCTAAAAATCCAATTTGGAAATTTTTGCTTTACCTCCTTAAATAAAAGTTCTGCATAAATATCAGATTTGGTTTGTCCAGGTGATGTAAACACTTCCCATCCTCTAGCACTTTTGTTTTCCGCTGCATTACCGTGAATACTTAAATACAAAGATGCCTTATAATTTTTAGCCGCAAAATTCGCCTTATTTACTCTTTTGGTTAGTGATGTGTCTAAGACTTCATCGTAAACTTTCATAGTTACAAAGCCCCAGTCATTTAAATATTGTTCAATATATTGCACAACGGCACGGTTAAACACGCCTTCAAAAAACCATCCATAGGAATGAAAAGTGCCATTATTGTGTTGCGCACATTTTGAAGGATAGGTAGTATAACCATTAGGTAATTTTACTTTAGGATTAATACCACCATGACCAGCATCTAAGAAAATACAAAATTCATTTTTATTCATAATTTACAATTTTAAAGGGAGGCATAAATCAATATACCTCCCTGAAGCCGCATAAGGTAGCGATTCTCTGCGCCTATAATTTAAAACCAATAAGGGCAAAAGCTGCACCAACGATTGATAATTTGGGAGGAAGTTTCACCTCTATCTCTTTGCCAGCACATTCGCGGCTTGTCTCTTTGATTTTGTCCCAAATGATTTGAGCCAGTTGGATATATTCGCGCCATGTGAATTTTACTTTATTGCCTTCAAGATGAACATTTATCTCAGAGGCTAACTCAGCAAAGTTCATTGAGTAACAAGCGATGTCACCCATTGGTGATTTTATTCCGTCTGCATTTTTTAATGCTTCTTTTAAATTAGTCTGCATATTATTTATTTTAACGATTAAAAAAACGCGTAATTAAAACGCCAAGATTTACACCCGTGATGCGTTTTATATTTTCTGAAATGGAGTATAACTCCACCGTTGCAATTAAAAACGCTGCCATGTACGTAATGTTGAAAGGAAGGCTAAAAGTATTTCTTGCACCCTCGAAAATAAGGATAGCACAAAAATACACTACTATTTTTTCTATGGTACGATAAAGACCACGACTATTTATCTTTTGCCCCTCCTTCTTTGCCGCAATGATTCCCGTTGCCATATCTGCAAAAACAACGAAAACCGTAAATATCAAAAATCCCTTAATAGGAATAAAGAAGGAAAATATCCAACCACAACAAATGGCATACGTTATTTTTTCCCATCCAAGATGCAAAAGGTTGATTAAGGTTGCTTTCATTATTCAAGTTTTATTAACCTTACATCACCATCCACCGTTGCAAATTTGCCATCAGCATATTTATACAAGTCATATTTAATACCGTTAAAGGCAAAGGAAACTTGATTGGTAAATGTAGATAAAAGTAAGTTGGTTGAAATCGTGTAAACTTTGCCGTTATCAGGATTAAAAATTAAACGCTTGTTTACGTTTAATTGAATTACTCCATCAATGATTTCACCGTTAAAATTTAACCTCCAGTCTCCTATAAACTTTGCCGTGTCTCTTTGTGCCGTTGTAAAATAAACAGGCTTTCCGCTTATTTGAACGTGCAAGTCATTGTAGTAATTAATTCTTTGTACCGTTTTGCCCTTTGTGATAATAGGCTTAGCATGAATGGCTAAAGTGTTGCTTTGCCTTTCTGCATCGGTAACAAGGCTTTGAATGGCAGTTGCACTATCGCCCAAGATTTGTTTTGAGCCTGTGACTGTGCTATCAGACAAAGTTGTTTGCTGAATGATGTAATAAATGTTGCCTTGCTTTTGGATGTACACCGTGTCTTTGACAACGTCTTGCGCAAAGGAAAACAAGGGAAGGAATAAAAATAGGTATCTCATTTTATTTATTTTCAAGGTTAATAATTCTTTGTTCAAGGGATTTGATAAGGGCTTGTTGCTCTTGGATGGCTTTGACTAATGTGGCAGTAATTGACCTATAATCAAGTTGTAAATCGCCAGTTCCTGTTGATGATACCGCGTTTGGTATAATGTCAAAAACATCTTGAGCAATAAAGCCAACTTCTTTTACATCGCTATCAATTTTTCTATTAGTATCATTATACAAAAATGTAACAGGATTTAAAAGTAATATTTCATTTAATCCAAAAGGACTATTTTCTATTGTATTTTTTAAATTCATGTCAGATGTTGCGGCTTGTAAAACACCATTAGCATCTGCTCCTATATCGTTTATTCCATTCATTGCCGTTATCCTTGCATTGCCGACAACGTGCAAAAATTGAGAAGGTTCAGTTGTTCCAATACCCATTTTTCCCGTTATGTCAATATACATAAAACTTACAACACCAGCGCTATTTTGACTATAAAAATTGTAAGAACCTCTACTATTACCATTTCTTGTGTTAAAAGTTGACTCTCCGTTATTGTGTCCAAATGCTAAATATAAATTTGTTCCATCTAAATCTCTCATTGCTATTTCGCCTGCGCCTATGCTTCCAATATCTAATGTTGCTATAGGATTTGCAACACCAATTCCTACATTACCATTGCTTAATATGCGCATTTTTTCTGTTCCACTTGTTGAAAAACCAAGTGAATTTGCTGCTGGTAAATACATTCCCGTTCCGCTTGCGCTTGAACTTGTTGGGTCAAATCTTGCGCCTGTAACCGTGCTACTAAACGTCTTTGCTCCTCCTACCGTTTGTGTATTTGTTAAATCTACAAAGTTTTGGGTTGCACTTCCCGTTCCCCCATTTGCCACAGGCAAAACACCCGTTAATCCTGATGAGATAGAACCAACGCCTGCCATGCTCCAAACATTTGTAGCACGGTTGTAATTGTAAAATCTATGATTTACAGTGTCAAGAATAATATACGCACTTGTATCGCTTGATGGTGTAATGATACCCGTGTCCGCAAGTACGCCTCTCCAAATAAGCCCATCGGCAGTTGTCTGTTCTCCGAGCGTTATTTTTTGGTTGCCATTGCTTGGGTACTGTGCCCATGCAAGGCAAGGCAAAAGGAAGAGGAAAAGGGAAA